GCTTGGGTTAATCTACTGTGCCTCGCGTCCAAGCATGACGGCGCCCTACCCCCGGTCCCTGAGATCGCATTCGCCCTACGTGTCCCCGACAAGGAAGCGGCGGCGACCCTCAAGACGCTGATCGAAGCTGGCCTGATCGATGGCGACGATCCGGCTCGACCACACAACTGGGATGCGCGCCAGTTCAAGAGTGACGCCTCAACCGAGAGAGTGAAACGTCACAGGCAACGGCAATGTAACGTTACATCGACCGTTTCAGAAACATCCCCAGAGACAGACTCAGAGACAGATTCAGAACAGAAAGACGATGGTGGTGGAGGCGCGCGCGCGCGACCCTCGCCGCTGATTTCAACGGAAGCCAACGGGCTTGCCGAAGAGATCATGACCATCGTTGGCATCGATCGAACATTCATACCGCCGGGCTGGTGTGGCGCTCCAATGCGCATTCAAGCGTGGATTGCACAGGGATGGACACGGGACGTGATCCTGATCGCTGTGCGTAAGGCGACGGCGAGGAAGCGAGATGGCGCACCGGACAGTGTGAGCTACTTCGAAAAGCCAATAGCTCGCGAGGTCGCATTGCAAGCTGCACCACTACCAACCGCAACCGTAGTCCCTTTTACACCGGAGAACGTCCATGTCGCAGCACCCCGCGGCAGTCGGCTCATTGAAGCCCGTGATCGTATCCTTGCCAGACTTGATGAAGCCCCAGGCCCCAATGATGGACAGGGAGCACGCCAAGTATGCAGTGACGCGAGCAACGGCAATGCTCGGCTTCTATCGAAAGGATGATGCTTGGGACCCTGAGATGTTCTTGACGGGCATCTCTGCGGTACTGGCGAAGTATCCACGGGAGATCATCGAAAAGGTGACACACCCGGCTGACGGCTTGCCGAGCAAACTCAAGTTTCCGCCGACGCCGGCCGAAGTGAAGGAAGCATGCGAGCACGAGATGATACCGATCCGCAGGCGCGAGGATTACGAAGCACGCGAACGCGCGCGCCTTCGGAACCGTGAACCTGAGATCGATCGCAGCAAGCGCCCGACTGTCGAAGAGATCAAGGCGGACCTTGCCAAGCGCGGCTTCGTCATGGGCGAACGTGGCAGCGTGGTAGCGATCGATACGCCGGACATAGTGAAGGCCAAGCTCGGCATCACCAATGAACAGTGGAACGCGATCCCCGATCAGCCTGAGAGTATGAGGAACCGCGGATGACGCGCGACCAGCATGGGGGATTCCCCTGTTATCCGGTTGTGCTAAGCTGCCATTCGCCGTCCGGTAGAGACGGCAAATGGGAGTGTGTGATGTTGCGGTTTGCAGCAGTGGTGGCGTGTGTGCTAGTGCTGACTTCGTGCGCCGTGAAGCCTGAGGTTAAGATGGTCAACATCCGAACTGACGGCCAATCGATCAGAGGCAATCCGGCGCTTACTCAGCAATTCGAGATCGATAAGGCTATCTGCGAAGGCGAAGTGTCGAAGGCCAACTTGGGCGGTACGCAGCTTTGCCGCGGCATCGTCGACTGCGCTGTCCAGAGCGAGCAGCGCGGACAGGGTTTGACGGTCGTTGGCCGGGGTTGCATGGCCCAGCGCGGTTACATCTACGTCCCGGAGCCGGAAATGGACGAACGTCTGGCCGCACTGCGAGCAGCGCAGCCCCGGCCAGCAGTGGCGGCCACCAAGAAAAAGAACTGATCTTGCAGACGCCATCACCCTTGCTCTCGCTCTTGGGGCGTTAGCAACACACCGGGGGGCGCCGTTTAGACTTTGGCTAGTAGGGAGCCGGGACCGTGTGGGTCCATCGTGCGAGATAGGGCCGAATTCCAAAACTCTTTATCCACAGTCTCTTTTTTGGGGGTGCTATCGCGGTTGATCGTAGTTGCTTTTGGTCAGTCGCTTTTGGCGTGACTGCCGCCGCGAACTGTTTAAGCGTCGACGTGGGACGCCAAAAACCATGCTCGGCAGATTTTTCAAACTCTTTGAACGAAAGAGCAGCGACCCCTTCGACGCGTTGCTCGGCATCGGCATGCAGACGGCGGCCAACATCGCCGTCACGCCCGAGGTCGCTCTTCGGTGTATTCCGGTCTATGCGGGCGTGCGGGTCCGGTGTGAAACGCTTGGATCGCTGCCCCTGCACCTCTACAAGCGGGGCGATAACGGCCAAAAAGACCGCGCCGTAGATCATCCACTTTATAAATTGCTGCACGATCGGCCAAACGCTTGGACCAGCGCGCCCGATTTTGTGATGCAGATGGAACAAGATTGCTGCACACACGGCGGCGGATTCGCCCTAGCGAACAGGTCCGGCGACAAGATTGTCGAGTTGATCCGGTTGCCGCCGAACGCCGTTACAGTGCGCATCGATCCCATCACTCTTGAACCGAGCTACGACCTGGTGGTCGCGGGCGGAACGAAAATCAACTATCCATGGCGAGACATTCTTCATGTCCCGACATTGGGGAACCATGCCCCGATAAAGTTGGCTCGTGAGGCGATCGGCCTAACGATGGCCATGGAGCGTCATGCCGGCGCCCTCTTCGGAAACGGCGCGCGGCCCGCAGGCATTCTGAAATTCAAACGCAAGCTAACCGATGATGTCCATGAGCGGTTGCGCAAGTCGTGGGGGTCCGGTCACAGCGGAGAGAACGCGGGCAAGACTGCGATACTCGAAGACGATGCGGACTTCACGCCGCTGACATTCAACAGCGTCGACATGCAATTCACCGAGATGCGCGCGTTCCAGGTGTTGGAAATCTCCCGCGCTCTCGGCGTTCCGCCGACGCTGATGATGGAGTTGGGCCGCGCCACTTGGGCGAACGCCGAAGAGATGAGCCAGACGTTTCTAGCATTCACGATCCTGCCGCGGATGAAATTATGGCAGGGTGCCGTCGCGCGCCTGCTCTCAGTGGACGAACAGGCCCAATACTACGCCGAATTTATGATCGATGAGTTGGTGAAGGCCGACATTGCCGCCCGTTTTGCGGCCTATTCGCAGGCAATCGCATCGCGAATCCTCAATCCGAACGAAGCGCGCGCCAAAGAAAATATGGCGCCATACGACGGCGGCGACGAATTCGCGAACCCAAACATCACACCGAATGCGCCAGTGGTCCCGGCTATGCCGGTCGCTCGGCAAAAGCCGCGGGTTGTCTCATGAAAAACGAATTCGGTTTCACGCTCGAACTTGACACAAAAGCCGTCAACGAGGCCGGCGAGTTCGTCGGCTACGGCGCGGTGTTTAACAACTCCGACCTTGGCCGCGACGTGATCCTGCCCGGCGCCTTTACGAAATCGATCGCCGGCCGCCCGGTCGGCAGGGTGAAGATGCTTCGCCAGCACGATCCCGAGGAACCGATCGGGATATGGCTTGATCTATCCGAAGATCAAAAGGGGCTTCGCGCCAAAGGCAAGCTGATCCTGGACACCATAAAGGGCCGGGAGACCTACGCACTAATGCGAGCCGGCGCGATGGATGGCCTTTCGATCGGCTTCCGCACGGTCAAGGATCACTTCGACCGCGCGAAAGGACTTCGATATCTCGAAGAACTCGACGTTCCCGAGATCAGCATTGTCACCTTCCCCATGAATCCGCACGCAACCGTTTCGGCGGTGAAATCTGAGGCCTCAGAACACGCGCGCGCCCTCGTAATGGCCATCAACCGGGCGACGGAGGCCCTCAGAACATGAAGCATCAACGCGACTGGCGTGGCTCTACCGCGCTCGAATTCAAGGATGAAAACGGCGGCGGTGACGCCGATCCCGTGAAGGCAATCGAGGCGATGAGCGCTGCCCTCGATACCAAGCTTGCCGGCTTCACCGGCGAGCTGAAAAAGGTGAGTGACAAGGTGGACGCGGAGGTTGCCAAGCGCAATCGACCCGGCACCGAGACAAAAATGGAAGGCGAAAAGATCGAACACAAGGTGTTCGAAACTTTCCTCCGCAAGGGTCGCGAAGGTCTGTCCGCCGACGAGGTGAAAACGCTTCGCATATCTGACGACACCGCCGGCGGCTATCTCGCCGAAGAGGACTTCGTCGCCGAGGTCGACAAGAACATCGTCCAATATTCGCCAATTCGTCAGGCGGCGCGCGTCGGACAGACTGCCAGCAGTGCGGTCATCATTCCACGGCGTACCGGAAGCCCTACGGCGACTTGGGTCGGTGAGACGGAGACACGCCCCGAAACAGAGAGCACCTACGGGCAGCAGGAAATCCCGATTGATGAGATGGCTTGCTATATCGACGTTTCGAACAAGCTGCTCGAAGACGCGGCCGTCGATGTTGGCGCCGAGGTCGCTTTCGATATCGCCGAAGAGTTTGGTCGCGCGGAAGGTGCCGCGTTTGTCTCAGGCAATGGCGTGAAGAAGCCGCTCGGCTTCATGTCGGACACCAATCTGTCCTACACGCCCGGAACCGATGCCAGCTTGATCAAGGCCGATGGTCTGATCGATCTCTTCTATGCCATCAAGCCGTTCTATCGCCAACGCGGCGTGTTCTTAATGAACGGCTCGACGCTTGCCGCAATCCGCAAGCTGAAAGATGGTCAGGGACAGTATCTCTGGCAGCCGGGCCTCGCCGCTGGCCAGCCGGAAACGATCTTGGGCCGGCCTGCCGTTGAGGCCGTCGACATGCCCGACATCGCTGGCAATGCTTACCCGGTCGCATTTGGCGACTTCTCCACTGGCTTCCGGATTTACGATCGCATTTCGCTTTCGCTGATCCGCGATCCCTACACGCAAGCAACCATCGGATTAACGCGCTTTCATGCGCGGCGCCGA